TAATGGAATTGTTAAACGTAAAGACTTTAAAACAGAAAAAGCTATTGTACGGAGTTCAAATGAAAAAGCATGAAGATATGGTTCATTTTGAGCCTGCAGAAAAAGTAGTACAAATTTTAAAAAACAAAACACAGAATGATAATTCACTTTTCTTTCGTGTGCTAGTTGCTTATTACTTCACAAAAGTAGCATCAATGATGCGTACCAATATTAAAACACATGACCGTGGTGTCATCCCTGTTGGTATGTATGCGTTAAACCTGTCTACCTCTGGTAGTGGTAAAGGCTACTCAACCAATATGGTTGAAGAGCAAGTAATAAACCAGTTTCGTGATCGGTTTACTAACGAAACATTTCCTAAAATCAGCGAGAAAAACCTCGCTAAGTTAGCAATCAAACGTAGCATAAAAACAGGTGAAGACGACGAAACCAGTATACAGCGTGTAACCCAAGAGTTTGAAGACCTTGGTGCTTTGTTATTTTCATTTGATGATGCTTCACCACAAGGTGTTAAACAAATGCGCCATAAACTACTTATGTCAAAATCGGGTTCTGTGAACCTAGAGATTGATGAGATAGGTAGTAATTTACTTGGTTCAGTACCTGTACTTAACACTTTTTTAGAGCTTTACGATGTAGGCAAAATAAAACAAAAGCTAATTAAGAACACTGGTGAAAACAAACGTAATGAAGATATCGACGGACGTACACCAACAAATATGATGCTGTTTGGTACGCCAAACAAATTATTGAACGGTGGAAAAATCGAAGAAGAGTTTTACTCAATGCTAAATACTGGCTATGCCCGTAGATGCATATTTGGTTACCACAAGAAGCCAAAAACCGATATAACAATGAGCCCTGAAGAAATTTACGACATGCTCACTGATACGGCAATGGATGAGTACTTACTTGAGCTATCTACTAAGTTAGGTCGATTAGCTGATCCAGTTAACTTTGGACAAACGCTAACACTGACTAAAGATGTTGCTTTACAGCTTATCGAGTATAAGTTGGATTGTGATATTAAATCTGATGCCATGAAAGAACATGAAGAAATCATGAAATCTGAAATGTCACACAGATACTATAAAGCATTAAAGCTCGCTGGAGCCTATGCATTTATTGATGGTAGCTTTGAAGTTGCTGAAGATCACTTACACCACGCTATAAAGCTGGTTGAAGAATCAGGTGAAGCGTTTAAAGCGATATTAACCCGTGAACGTAACTACGTGAAACTGGCTAAATATATCTCTGAAGTTGGTCGTGAAATAACACAAGTTGATTTGGTAGAAGACTTACCGTTTTACCGTGGTAGCGCAGCACAAAAGAATGAGCAAATGGCTCTGGCTATTGCTTACGGTTACAAAAACAACATCATTATTAAGAAATCATTTAGTGATGGTATTGAGTTCCTTCAAGGTGAGTCTATGGATGTTACGGATCTGGATAAGATGCAAATATCTTACAGCCAAAACATCACTGAAAACTTTCAACCAGATATTGCTCCATTTAGCGATCTACACAAGCTAGTTAAAGCAAGTGGGTATCACTATGCAGCGCACAAATATATAGACGGCTACCGTAACTCATCAAACCTTATTCCAGGATTTAATCTTGTAATACTTGATGTAGATCATGGTATCACTTTAAGTGCTGCACAAAATTTACTGAAAGACTACAAAGCGTTGTTCTCAACAACCAAGAGTCACACCAAGCAAACCAATCGCTTCAGAATCATCCTACCGCTGTCACACACAGTAAAACTTAAAAGTGATGCGTATTCCAAGTTCATGGAGAACGTCTTTAACTGGTTACCATTTGAAGTAGACACAGCCACCAAGGACTGTGCCCGCAAGTGGGAATCATTTAATGGCGATCATCATTACCAAGATGGCGATTTGCTAGATGCAACATTGTTCATTCCTCAGACTAGAAAAGAAGAGGAACAAACAAAAACATATTTAGACAATAACGGACTATCAAATATGGAACGTTGGTTTCATCTTAATACTAATAGCGGTAATCGTTCAGATCACCTTGTTAGGTATGCACTGATTCTAGTGGATAACGGTTATTCCATCGAAAACATTCGTAACTCAGTACTGCAATTCAATAGCAAATTGAAAGACCAGTTAGAAGAAGAAGAAGTCAATAACACTATCTTAATTACAGCCATGAAAGCTGTAACAAAGCGTGATATTGCACTTAGTAACTCAAGCCAACCATAGGACAATAATTTATGACTACAGGACTAAACGATAACCTAGTGCTCATAGCTGGTAAATCAGCTACAGGCAAAAGTGCTAGTTTACGTGAACTAGCCGATCAACCAGGCGTAATGTATCTCAATTGCGAGAACAACAAGAAACTACCGTTCAAATCCAAGTTTGAACAATACACGGTGACAGATCCAGAGCAGGTGCGTGAAGCATTTGTACAAGCTGAATCTATGCCTCATATCCACACAATCGTTGTAGACACACTTACTTACATGATGGACATGTATGCGAGTGTTTATGTATTACCGTCTACAAATACCATGAAAGCATGGAGTGGTTATGCACAATTCCTGAAGACCCTTATGGCTCAACAGGTAGCTGCTTCAACTAAGAATGTAATATTTCTGGCACACACCATGGATATTCTTAATGAATCAGAGATGATTAATGAAACTGTCGTAAAAGTACAAGGTTCATTAATGAATACAGGTATTGAATCATTTTTCAGTACGGTACTAGCCACAAAGAAAGTACCTACGAAAAAACTAGCAGGTTACGAAAATGACTTGTTAGTAATCACACCTGAAGAAGAAGCTCTTGGCTTCAAGTACGTGTTCCAAACCAAGCTAACCAAAGAAACAGTGAATGAACGCATTCGCAGTAGCATCGGTATGTGGACAACGCCTGAAACCTATATTGACAATAATGTGCAATTGGTTATTGACCGTTTGCATGAATACTACAGCGAAGCATAATCTGCGCTCCGCGCAGTTCTTTGCTTCATTAAAACAATTAAATAAAAGGTACTAAAACCATGTTTGAAAACTTAAAAACAGACAACACAATTAAAAGCGACGCTGACATCATTGGCGGATACTCTGTACTCGACACTAACTGCTACGATTTTACGATTGAATTAGCATATGTTGATACATCACGAGGTGGCGCAATGAGCTTTAACCTTCATCTTAAAGACACTATGGGTAATACATTGCGTAATACGCAATGGATGACATCTGGTACAGCTAAAGGCGGTAACAACTTCTACATCGATAAGCAAAGTGGTGAGAAACGTTACTTACCTGGTTTTACCCAGGCTAATAACATCTGCTTACTAGCTTGTGGTAAAGAAATCTCTGACTTATCTACTGACGATAAAGTAATCAACTTGTACGACTTCAAACAAAGAAAAGAAGTTCCAGTAACAAAACAAGTTATCACTTCATTATTGAATGAACAGATTACTGTTGGTGTAATTCGCCAAACTGTAGACAAAACAGCTAACACTGGAACTCCAGAACAACCTGTGTATGCACCTACTGGTGAAGTTCGTGATGAAAACGAAATTGACAAGTGTTTCCGCACATCTGATGGCTTAACAGTCAATGAAGTTAAAGCTGAAGCTACTGAAGCAACATTTAAGCAGAAGTGGCTTGATAAAAACAAAGGCATCACCCGCAATAAAGCTAAAGGTGCTTCGCCAGTTGGTGCAGTAACAGGTGTTCCAACACCAGTTGCTCCACAAACATCTTTGTTTGCTAAATAAAAGTTTAGCAGTAGCAGGTTTTCATTAGCCTGCCATTGCCTTTTTATTTTGTAAGGGCTAGCGCAATAGGATTAGGCATACGCATTACGCGCTTTATAAATGCAAGTAGATAATGTCCATAAGGGTGAGATGCCCTTTGATTTACAAGATTAGCTAGACCTAACTCTGCTCCCAAATACCTTAGTTCAGGTATTCGTAATTCACCTGAAGGATACTTCAGGGTCTGATGGACAGACTAAAGGTGCTATGACAAATCCTCCTACGCAGACCGCTGTAAGGAGGTACTAAATAAGAATTCCCCAGCTAGGTCTGACTTTATGGATTTTAAGTAGCAGTTGTGCATGGGTGGGAATACAGTCCTCTAGCATTAAACGTAAACGGTCAGGACTTAAAT